TGCGTAATCATATATTCGTTGTGCCATAGCATCATCATCTGAAAAAGTCCGAGCCGCTCTAGCAAATGCTTCTTGTGGGGATACTTCACTCTCCACCATATATCTATCGTTCAGAGTTTTTTTGCTGAACTCTGGGAGTAAACTATCCCTATCAAAACTTATTTGTATTGCCATTTCTTCCTTATATGTATGTTAACAATGAATTGTCAATCTGTACTGTATTATCTCCTCCAATGGCTTCTTCGCAATATGCTAGTAAGTCCATGAGTTCATAATTTCTTAGTAATCTTTCTATATTTTCATTTAAGGACTGTATGTATTTATACCTACTACTGAATGGAGCTGCATCATATATATCGAATGCGCTTCCAAACTCCTTAACTAATCCTTCTGCTCTTTTTGGTCCGATTTGAGGTATCCCTGTAACGTTATCTCCAGAGTCTCCCATCAAACATTTAATTGTGATATAGTCTTCTATTTTATAGTTGTGTGTATCTTTCCAATTTTCAAAAGTTGTTTCCTTTCTATTTATATATGAAAATCTTGATACATTAGGACTTATTAATAAATCCCAATCTCTATCTGTACTCATTAACCAAATGTGGTCAATTTTATACTGTTCTCGATTTTGTACTACATAAGCTGCTATATCATCAGCTTCTACACCTTCAAACTTTAGAACACACCATTTCTTATCCATGAGATCAATTGTACGATTCATTTCTTGTATAAATTTTTCAAAAGCAATTCTTTCTGCGTCTGTTTGGTCTTTGTACTTTTCCGCCCTATCAGCTTTATACTCTGGGTAGAGTGCTTTTCTATAAGTACTGCTTCCCCAATCTGCAGCAATAATTATACTGCCACAATTATAAGAGTTTGCTAATGACTCTACAGTTTTCATGTAATCATCAGCAAAGTCCGTTCTATTTTGATGTTTCCATCTAAATCCTAAATTTAAAGCATCAATTATTATCGTTCTATTTCTAGGAGCTTTTGCTCCTAATTCCATGAAATTCTTAGCCATTTGTAAAACTCGGGTTTTCAAGAAGTATCCACTCATGAGCGAGACTTACATAGCAACCAAGATGACTAACATACATATAGTTTAAACCATTCTCTGGCTCATCTCTTTGTGCTACAAATATCTTAGAACGATTGTATTTAAAGAATAACGCAGGCTTTGCTCCTGCCTTTTTCGCTTGTTCTGTCGTTTGATCCCACCATCTAATAAATATGTTTGATTTCAATGCTGTTAGTATCTTATCGTTAAAATGACTATCTTTATAGAATTTAACTTCAATACAATAGTTATTGTGCATATTCGGTAGGAATATATCTCCTTTCAAATAGTCTAATGCGCCTGACATTGGTACTCGTTCAAACGCTAATCCTGTGTGTCCTTTAAGTAAATCTCTTACTTGTCTTTCGCCTTCGGCTCCCTTTGCTCTGGGATCAACCATCTCTTACCTCTCTGAGTATTATTTCTTGTTCTGTTAACATTAAATAGAATTCATCATTTATTTTGAACTTTCTTGTAGCATTATGCCATTCAAAATAAACATAGTCTCCTACTTCTAATTCAAAAGGAACTCTATATCCTTTTTTTGTAATCCTACCATAATCTCCCAATGCTACGACCTCGCCACTATTATCAAGTCTCCGCGAGGTATTGGGCAATATAATCCCGCCCTCAGTCGTACTTTCCTCTACTTCACCACGTTTAACTAGTACTAAATCTCGTATAGGTTGTGGTACGCTCTTCAACCTTATATAATCATACATTTCCGCCGTTCTCCAAAAATCTTTTAACTAAGTAACTTTCATACTTATCTATATATTGAATCTTATCTAAATGATAAGAATAAAGAGTATTGTTTTCATCACAATAATCTAGCCACATGCGGCTACAAAATGACGCAAACTTCTCCTCCCATTTTTGATTCTCTTTCCAAGTTTGGAACTCCTTAATATGATGATTCCAAAACTGACCTGAATACGCTCTATGTGTATTTTCTACTGGGTCTCCATCTTCTTCCCAACCATTTAAAATATCGTTTTTAAATCCTATCATTGTATTCTTCTTTTTCATATAATAACATCTTCTTCTTGCAGCAGCCCTTCTCCACCCTTTGTTCTTCATTCTAATCTACTTATATTGTCCTCTTTAATAACTTCTATCTTCTCTAATAAAGGGTGTGTCCACCCATGAGATACGATATAAGTATTTAAGTCCTCTTCTTGAAGTAAAACTTCAATAAGTTTCTCTCTACCTTGCTCGTCTAAAACATTTATGACTTCATCAAGGAATAAAACGTTTATACGACTCTTCGAAATACTACTCATCAATTTTCGTATTGCTACTAAAGTCGCTGTATTAACTCTCGTCAATTCTCCACTACTTAATGCGGTTATATCTATTATTTTACCATTATCTGTGACTTCTACATTTAATTTATCATTAGTCACTACGAAGTTGATGCTAAACCGCCCGTCGCTCAACTCTGCTAAATAATCGTTAGCCAAATCTTCTAAGTCTTTTACCATATTCTCGATCTTGTAGGCAATCAGACCATTCGTGGAAAAGGCTTTCTTTAAAATTTCTATATGCCCACTCTTTTCTTCGATTTCAGATAATTTGCTCGTAACTTCCTCAAGTTCTGTTTCAAATTCTCCTGTTTGTTCGAGGATAACTTGTATCCTTGTGTTTCTTTTTGTTGTTTCTTCATTTTCTTCTGCTATTTTTTGTATCTGCGATTTGGCGTAAGAGATTCTTTCTTTAAGTTCTGAGATTCTAGTAGATAGATCACCCCCATTGAGAGTATCAGTAGGGAGATCATTATCAAATCGTGAATATAAGTCCTCAAAGTCTCGCTTTGTNCTNTTATANTTTTCATACTGATCTTTTTGTTCTTTTCTNNTANTAACTTCATGTTGTAACTNCTGAAACTCGTCATGATGTNNTANCCACATNTCTCTNGCATCAANTATTAAATCNTCTATTAACTGTTCNTCTACAGGTTGTTCACATGTAGGACAGTCGCCATCTAGTTTTTTGTATTGTTTCTCTTTCTTTTTCCACTCTTTTATATATCCTGCAACTTCTCCCTGTCTAGAAATTAAATTATCATAAGCTGCAGGTTCTGATATCTTACTTTGTATTACACCCATATCTATCTGGGAAAGCAATGCACGATATGTATTATTTTCATTAATTTTTTGATTTTTCTCAGAGATATTTTCAAAATCTATTGATAAATCTCTTAATGCCTTTTCATCAATTTCCGAATATTCGGGTAATTTTTTCATGGGAACTATGGTAGTATCTTCCAATTTGTTGTCATTTAACCATTTTACAATAGTTTTTTCGTTTCCGTCCAATTTTGAAATGTCTTGTCCTAATTGTCGGGAAAGTTCTCGAAATACATCATAATATTCCACATAATCTTCTAAATTCAATAACTCGATTAAAAACTTCTTTCTATTAGCATCTGTCGCTGTTAAGAACTGTAAAGAAGCATTTGTATTTTGATATACAAGTTGCGTGAACGTCTTAAAATCGAGTCCCAGAATTTCTTGAACCGTTTTATAAGTATTCGTAGCAGTATGACTACTAATATCTTTACCATCTTCATATAACTTTACCTTTATACTTCCTCTACTTCTATTTGCATCAATTTTATACTCTTTATCTTCAACAGAAAAGGTCAGTTTAATACTATATCCAGCGTTTTGAAACCTGTTTTGTATGTCTGCCTTTTTTATCCCTTTACTGTTCTTATTATATAGAACTTCCTCTATTATAAGAGGTAAGGAAGACTTACCCGTACCATTAGTTCCCACTAATTGAGTAAGAGTACTTTGATTCAAATTTAAACTATTATTTTTTCCGTAGCTAAAGCAGTTATCCCACTCGAGCTTCTTTAGAGTGATCATGAAAGATTCCTATTATTTGTTGTACTGTTTTTTCTTTTAATTCCAGAATATAACTAAGATATTCTGCCAGCTCCTCTTCCATTGTCATGTTACTGTCTAATATAAGGGTAGCTTCTGTTTTTCTTTTCACTACTTTTTTATCAAGTAGTTCTGAATTTTTAACTCCAGAAAGATCGGCCACATCACCCTCTAACTCATAGATCGTATGATTATATGTAGTTGGGATCATGGCGTCTGGGTTAGTGACCGTCTTCCTAATTAGTTGCGGTAGCTTAAACTCGTGCCACTCCCATGCCCAGTCCTTTGAATCAATTAAAATATATCCTGTTTTAACTTCTGTTCTATGAAATTGTGTAGTCATAGGACTGCCTGGATATACTATGTTTAATTGAGTGTTAGAATGACTATGCAAGTCCCCTGCAAATACTACAGGAAATTGTTGTAGTCTTGCTAAATCTATTTCTGGTGTTACATGAGGTGGGATAGAAGCTCTTACATGCGTAAATAAGGGTTTCCTTATATCTAAATCTAGTATTGGATTCCATTTACCATGTAATTCACAGTAAGGGAGAATACTAAATTCTTCTCTCTTATCTATGTAATCTACTATTTCCACAAGTGGATTCAGTTTTTCACTAGCGTCTTTTAACTGTGTAAAAAATGTTTTATTTTTTCTAGTTGCTTCGTGGTTTCCATCAAATATAATTGTTGGAACTTGCACTCCGCTTATAAAATTAAAATATAACTCTAACTCAGGCATTGAGGGGAGTCTGTCAAACAGGTCTCCCCCAATGATGTGCAGATCAACACGATTTTCTTCTGATCGTATTTGACGAAAGAACTCTTGGTATCGGTCTTTCGCCCACTTTAACGGGACATTCTTCTGCCCTAGCTTTAAGTGCCAATCTGCGGTAAAAAGTATTACCATTTCTTCTCTGCGCTGAACTCTGATTCTACTTCAGCAGGAGCCTCATTTGCGCCTGCTCTAACTCTATCCAATAGTTCTTTTTGAGCATCAGGACTAGGTCTAGGTAGAACTTCATCCATTGATTTAAGTTCTTCTATAGACGCTTTCTCGTCGTCACTTAATGCCCTGACTTTACATCTAAGTACTTGTAATTGGTACTCTACGTTAAAAGCCATTGGACCAGTTTTCTTTCTATTGAAATGTAAGTCCCAACCAGTTTCTGGATCAGTAGGATCGCCTAAATCTTCAGCTGCTAGCATTACTTGTTCTAGCAATTTTTTCTTTAGATTTAATACTTTTACTTGTCCGTCTTTTGGATCGATACATTGTATCGCATAAGACCAACCACATTTCATTTCTGGGTGATATGTTTTCACCCAATCCTTTTCTTTATTGTCAAAGGTTTCTGTTGAACGGTTAAAGGATAAACATTCCATAGGAATATTTTTTGCGTTCTCACCTTTTATCCAATATACATATCTAGGAAGGATATCTCCGACCATACGGACAACATTGTCCCCATCTACGTATTGGAATTGATTGATGGAAGACTTTTTAGCCTTTCCTTCTAATTCTGCAAATTTTAATGCCATTTTTATTTCTCCAAGTATGACTTCTCATATTCAAAATGAATATATCCATCTTCAATCTTGAGTAGTCTGTTTCTTTTTATTATCGGCTGAAGTCGTTTCGGTACTCGTTCTACCTCAAGTGTTAATTGTTGATTTATTATATAATCGTTATAACTTCTATAAGAAGCTATCCCGATATATGCAGCCCATTCCGAATCTGAAGCTGACTTACGATACTTATATATTCCTTCAGGATAAATCAAAAAACTGTCTCCTGAATAGTCCCTTCCATAGAACTTAAATAACCTATCTCTTTTACTGGTAGGTGGATAGTTGTAGGTAACATACCATACTATCAACATTAGGTCAGATATCTTACCTTTACTTTCTCTTAATATTTTTTTCCAATTATATCGTATCATTATATTATACTAAAAAATCAACCTGTTGTCAAGAAGTATTTTTTTATAGGTTATGTATTTCATAGCCTTGTTTCATGTAATATCCTCTTCTATTGTTAGCCTGCTTCCTTGCGGTTTTACCCTGTAGATTTATATCTACTACAACAGGTTGTCTCTTATTTTTTTCTACTCTTATTATTCTACCTATTAACTGAGTGAGTAGTGGATCATTATTAACAGGTGTTGCTAAGACTAAACAGCTAAGACAATCTAATGAAATTCCTTCTGAAAATATGGATTGTGTTCCATATAAAATATCTTTGTCATTCCAGATTTGTTTCATTATATCTGGTCTTTGTTGATGAGGTATATCTCCTGTTATACAGACTGCCTCGTCTCCACTTAGTCTAGCACAAGTTTTTAGAAATTCCACTCTATCTGAAACTACTAAAACCTTGTGCCCTCTAGCTGCATAATTGCTAGCTATCATTGCGACAGAATGAACATATTCTTCTTGATAGGTTAAGTGGGTTACTTTATTAGCCCACGGTATGTTCTGTCCATCTAAAAATCTTACATCTGAGAATATAATATCTACTTTAGGTGTCATATAATTCTCTTTTGGTGGTTTTAGTACTGTTTGTCCAAAATAGTCTCTAAATACCACATGTTTACCGTCTTTTCTTTCTATTGTACCTGATAATCCTAACTTATATCTTGCTTTAT